AACATATCGTTTCTAACACTTTGCCAAGTGTCCATTACATTATTCTTTTTAGTTCCAAACTTACTTTCGTTCTTACTCCAAGTCTTTAGCCTACGAGCAATATCAAAAGTCTTTTGTAGCTCATACCTCAACTTAGTCTTAGACTTGTTAGGCTCTGTCCAATAGTCTATAAAGGCTTCTAACATCTCTACACTATATAGTTCTTTAAAAGCAGATACCTCTATAAGAAACTTATTGCTAACTGTATCTAAATTACGCTTCTTAGGTTTCTCATTAAGCTGGTAAGATTTATAGTTTACGACAGTTATAAGAGAGTTTTTAGTAGTGCTTGATATGTCTATATACCCTTGTGATTTTAACTTCTGTAAACGCTTGTAAATAGTTGATGGCTTTAGGTATAGTTCTTCACTTGCAGTTATCCTACCTGTAATGAACTCACCTACATCTACCTTTCTACCATAGACTACATTGGGTGTCGTGTTGGCTTTGAGTATGCACCACACAAACACCTTTAGTAGTTCTGCATCTGCAAACACTCCGTTATCTAATATCTTACGATGTAGCTTAATGTAGCCTTGCATTACTTATTTAGTTTATACTGTGCGTATCTTACAGGCTCTCCAAACTTATTCTCACTCTTTAATATAGTAGTTTCTATGTCATAGCCATCATCTTTTAAGTTAAAGACTATCGCTGCTAATCTCATAATACTATAATCAAAGAACGCTTGTACAGGAGTTAATGCACCTACCTCTTGCAGATGTCTTAGTACTTTTTCTTTTTGTGTCAATTTCATAATTTTATTTGCTAACGGTTTCTTTTACTTCCATAATTATATCCATAAGACTATCATAGATAGTTTCTACGTCTTGATTATTGTCGGTAAATTTAATAATTTCTTTTTCATATTGGTCTGCTACTTTTAAAAGTCTGTTAAACTTTAGCTTTACTATCTTAGAGTGTGTACCCTTGAGATTGTATAGCTGCTCGTTAAAGCATCTAAAGGTAGCTATTAGTAATTGTAAATCTATTGTATGTTCTTTTGTCATTACGCTAATGCTTTACGAATTTGTATTAGGTCTGCTATTGCTCTATCTACCTCGTCTAAGGCTTGTAGTTCGTTTATCTTCTCAATGCGTTCAGACTTGCTCTTATACTCTGCAAAGACTATATCAAACGCCTCTATGTATTCAGGGTACATTCTAGGATTTTGTATGTATTGCTTGTGAAGTTTAAGATAATGGTAATAGTTTGTTCTATGCTTACAAAAGTGTTTAGCTAGTTGTGCTGGTTTCATACCACATTCCATAAGTATATTACATATTACCATACGAGCCATTACTTGCTCTTTGTACTTTGTCTTAACATTTATATCGTCTTGCTCGACAGATATATGCTTTGATGTTATAAACATCAGTAGTTCTATTTCTTTAGTTAAGTTCACTATCTTGTAGTTTTATGGTTATCGTCATCATTTAAAATCTTGTAAATGTCAGGTTCAATTTCTTTTATCTTTCGATAGATTGCCCTTACATCTTTCATTACCTCTTGCCTAGTGGTCTTAGGTATGTCAGTACCTGTAACAGTTGTTACAAGGGATTGAGCCTTTGCTAATAATTTACTTGTTGTCTTTTTCATAAGTCTGTATAAAAGTCTTTTTGGTTTTGTTCGTACTCATATTGTTCTATCATTTCGTAAGTGCTATCATCTTCATCACATTCTGAACATATCATATATTCATCAGCGTGTTCTTTACACTCGCCACAAATATCTGTATGCCCCCAAAATTTACTATCACAACAATTACTTGCACCACTTCCTACTTCATCAGCACCACAACAAGAAGTTACCATATCAGTACAGTTATCTCTATCTGTTGCTAGTTTATATTGGTCGTAAGTCATAATTAAAAAGGGTTATCATCGCCAAAGGCATTATCAAAACTCTCTAACTTTTCTTCTTTAGATTGCTTAAACTTCCACGCATCAGCAGAAGTATAGTAGTTGCCCTTATACTCTCTTGATGATAGGTTAAACAATACAGTAACCTCATCGCCTATTGTTACATCTCTAAGTAAATCTACTTTGTCTTGACCGAACAGATTGAAGCATAACTCTGCATTGTATTGACCACCTGTGTCAATTACAAACGATTGCTTTACCCATTGTTTACCAGCTTTGCTAGTTCCACTTTGTAAGTCTAATACTTTGACTAACTTACCTTTCATTTCTAAACTCATAATATTTAATTTAATTGGTTAATTTATCTTTTAAAACTTTCACTTTCATCTTCGCCAAACACACCTAATGCGTAAAGTCCAGCTAACTTTAGTACTGCCCTACTCATCGCCCTTTTCTCTGCCATTTCCATAACATACCAAGAGTTAGTGTTACCATCTTTATACCCCTCGCCTTTTAAGGCACTACCAAAGGTTTCTATGGCACTTTCTTCGTGTAGGTTAGCACTAGCCTTAACTACTGCAAAGTTTGGCTCACATCGTATAACATCGTAAGAGATATATATACTTAGGTTTGCTTGTATCTTGTCTATGCCACTACGAGTAATGATAGTGTAGTGCTGGTGCTTAAACAAATCATCAGAAGTCAATCCGTTCTCTTTAAACACTCTGTTTAATGTTTCTTGCTTTGTCATATTAATATGCGACTAAATTAATAATTCCTATAATATCTAGCACTATTAAAAGGGTGGCTAGACTTAACCCTAAAGCTATTGTTATCTTAGTATCTCTTTTCATTATTAATTAATTGAGTTAAACTTTTTAACATTTCTTTTGTCATTATATAAGCATCTATCTTGCCTTGTGCATAATTCTCTAATCGTTCATTGTCTTGACCTTTCCAATAGACTTGCTTATCTTCTGCATTTTGTAATAGTTCTTCTATTGACTTTAGTTTGCTTTGTATGTAATAGTTTACATCACCTAGTTTGACTTTCTCTACTTGTACTTTACAAGTGTTGTCATAAATTTCTTGAAATTTTTGCATAATAATAATTGTTTTAGTTATACCACCAAAACCTCGCATTTCTTTCAGTGCGAGGTGGTGAAGTTAGTTGTTTTAAAGTTTAGAAATACTTATAGGTCTTTTGCCTATTTGCTCCCATATAAATTCGTGAGCATTAGTTACATTGTTAAAGGGTAAACTCATTATAATAGGCTGACTACCTTTAGTTACCCATACTTGCCATTGTGTTAATGTTTTCACTATTTTTGTTTTTAATTAATAATTGTTTTGTCTGACAAACATACAACTATTTTTACAATTCACAAAAATAAGTTTATAAGTTATTAACAATTATAATGTTAATATATATAACTACTAGATAGTATTATATATTAATTTATAATAATATATATAGAGTATATTCTTGTTAGTGTTACTTCGTTGTTACGCTTTAAGTGTAAGTAACTGACTATAAGGGCATTAGGATATTTATAGGAAGTGTGCCATTTTCTTTGACTACCATACACCCTATTGCTGGTTTCTTTCCAGCTTTAGCATAAGCCATAGCATAACTCTCGTGGTCGATACCACAACCTACTTGACTGCCGAAGATACGATACTTCTGACCTACATAGTGTTCAGTATAGCATTGTGTGTGTAGGTGTCCTTGTACTGTATTCATCATATCGGCTCTGCATTTAGTTCTTGCAGTACCAGCTTCTCCATGTATGTATTGCACATCATCTTTTACATAGCGTTCTACAAAGTTCCAATTAGGCACTTCTAAGACATCTTTGTAGCTTTTAATCCACTTACTAGGGATTGCACTCGTTTGTGCCTTACGCATTATTATACGGTCGTGGTTGCCTATTAATACTGTTGCTATTGGGAACGCTTCGTACCATTTTGCTATTTTACTAATAGCTAGGTCTAACTCATCGCCACCACCCATACCATCAGCAGATGTTTCGTGATAGCTTGAATAGTGATTATCTATGACATCGCCAATAAATACAACCTCGTTGCAGTTATGAGTGTGGTATTGTTCTAGGCAAAATTCTAAATAGCCATCTAAACAGAAAGGCTCGTGTATATCGCCAATAACCAATATGTTATTAGTTTTGTGTTTGCGATAGTTTTGTAGTAGTAGTTCTTCATCAGGCTTTAATCTATAACGATTGTTTGGCATTTTCCTTGATTTTAATTACTTTTTCAATACCTCTGCTTCCAAAGTATGCAGAGAAGCTAACGAGTAGTAAACTTTGGTATATCTCTTGATACCCACTAGCTAATGTAAACTCTCCGATGTTACCATCTAAGAAGCTGATTATCACAAATATAAACAAAAGAAAGATTAATGAAGCTGGTCGTATATTTTTTGCTAACATACTACTGTTCACATCTGCTTCCCATCTTCTAGTAACATTATCTTCTATTACTTTAGTGTATTCTGTTTCTAAAGATTTTAGTTTAGCTTTTAATACTAACTTTTCTTCTTTACTTGTAACCACTTCATCTACGAGTTCTGTTACACCACCACTAAACAATTCTTTTATTATAGTTCCTATTGGTAAAGCCATATTGCATTAGGTTTATCATTATCTATATCACTGTGTATGAATGACTTACCTACACCAATTCTACAAAATCCAACCTTAATTAGTGCAGTAAGTATCTTTTGTCTATGGTCGCTATTAGTACAAGCTATATCAACTGCTAATCCTTTAATATGACTAGAGCCTACTCGACCACCTACATCTAAATTGTGTTTTGGTGTTCTATATCCACTTGTTATTTTAAAAGGTACACCAGCTATCTCTCTTGCTTCATCTAGCTTATGTAAGAGGTCTATGCACATCTTACCACCATCGCTAGTAGGTAATCCACTACCCTCTAATGTAGGGCAGTCAAATTCTTCAAAATTAAAATGTTTTAACATTTACCTTGTCCTCTGTATTTATGTTTGTAACCACTCTGCCCTTTAGATGCGTTTTTAGAGTGTCTATTTGGTCTTTTCTTCTTCGCTTTCTTGCGATATGTTCCACCTATTAGTTTAGCCATTATTTTCTTTTACGATATGATATATACTTGTCTATTGTATAAATGATAGATACACATAACAGAATGATTTGCAGTACTTGCTCAACCTCTGTAAAGCTAATCATTAGCGTAACGCTATTTAATCCTAGTACATCTGCGTTTTGACTTATCAGACTTTTCATTATCTTTCTTTGTTAAATAGCTTTTTAGCTTTGTTATATTTTCTTCTTTAATCTTATATATCGAAACTCGCATCTAAGAAACTTCTAAGTGTTATTCTATTACTTTGCTCGTGTCTATCCAATACTATACCACTAAAGTAAGTATCTTTTGTAGGTGCTAAATCCCCATTACTATTAGTAGTGTATTCAGGGAACAAATGGTTATTGTTACA